ATGGCTCGAGAAGTAGCAGACTCACTTGCTGTTGACATAGGTGTCAGTGCCGCTGGAGAAGCACAAGTTAGATTTGGTAGCGAGCCTATGGATGATGGCGGCGTTACTGGTTCTCGTGGTGGTAAGTTAGCACTAATGTTGGAGGGCGGTGTTAAATCATTCAACTACCCATTTACATTCAAAACAATAGAACCCTCTCCTTCATTTGCGGTAGGTGACACTGGTGTTGGTAATTTCATAAACGCTAAACTTAAACCAAGATACCCTGCTTATGATGGTATTGGATATTTAGCAGAAGCATTAGCAGAAGTATCGGGTGACATAGAGGAAATTATTATGGAGAGATTACAGGAGAGATTCGCATGAGTATAGCAACAAGAACACAATTTTGGACTACACGATGGAACGGTGGCGACCCAACGCAAGCATCAAGTTACTTCGGTCAAGATAACAACCAATTTACAATTGAAGGCGGTGGTGTTTCTTATAGCGCATCAGCCGGAGAAGATTCTAACGGCTCTTGGAAAATACCATGCACAAACCCTCCCCCCTTTGTAGGTCAGTATTGGCAACAACCTCTTACTGGTGATGCTTTTACTGCCGTATTATCTTTTACATATAACGATATTCCTACTGCCCCACAAAGTCAATTAGCAATATTTGATAACGGGACACATAGAGTAATGTTAAATTCAAATGATAATGATAATGAATTAAAAATATCGGGTCAAGGAACACCAGTCATAATAACTGGTTTAGACTTGAAACAAGCGGGTTCTTTTGAAGCCAAACCGATTATGCTAAGAATAACTTGTGATAGTAGCGGTAGTGTCAAGGTATATGTTAATGAAGTGATTGAAGATGATGCTGGAGTTTCACAAGTTTATACTCTTACTGCCGCTTCGGGAAGTGCTTATAATGAAAGTAAGTGGGGTTGTAATAGTGGTTCGGTTACTTTTCACAATGTCTACATTACTAATCATGGGGCATTTAGTCCCGATGAGTTATCAACCTCTCCGTTTGTGTCCGATATGCTTATGCGTATGGCGTTTTCTATCGTTGAGTTGCTACGAAATAGCAAGCGATTCTATCTCAAGAATATGATTGACGACTCATCAATTACATACGGCTACGATGTATCATCGGGCATGGTAAGCAGACTTGCCCCACCTACAATCCATGTAGTGATTAGAGAGTTATCATCCCCCGCCTTTGAGACTCTTGGTGGAACAAGGATTGACCAACGATACAAGATACTGCTGTTCATTACTACTCGTGGTACTGATTATAAGAACTCATACCGAACTGGTCTTGAGTTAATGGGTGACTCGTTTGATGAAATCTATACTAACACTGGTCTTGAAGGAAATACCGACAGTCTTATCAACTACACGGCATCTCTTGATACTAAGTTAGATGACGACGAAGTAGTGTGTATTCATCGTATAGAATTTGAATATATGCGACGCTTAAATATGCTACATCGGTAATAACCTTCAAATAACAAACCGAATGTAGCGATACATAGGTGAATCCCGAATGTCCTCGAATTTCGCATACCGATATGTAAGTATTACTCCCGAACACACAACCGTAAGCGGCGCAAGAAGTTATGGAACTGCGTCTGCTGGTGCAAGCGCAAAAATCTATGGAGAAGTTGACGATGAATCATTCGCTCACAACTTTGACCTAATGACAAGAGCAGATATGAGCAGATACGGTGCGGCTAAGTCACTAAACGGAAAAGAATACTCCGAAGGTGGAGTTAACTTGGTTATTCAAGCAGACGACTTCTGCGGAATACTATTCTATGGTGCATACGGAGACAATGTAACAGCAAACTCCGCTAAGTATGTGGTTTCTTCAAACAGCCATACCATGACCGAAGGCTTAGACCACATCCTACCTTCATTCACACTTGAAGTAGGTCGTGAAGATAAGGAACACACCTACACTGGTATGTGCTTAAGCAGAATTTCAGTAAGTGGTAGCGTTGGAGAATACGCTACAATGTCCGTTGACTTTAACGGTAGGGCTGAGAGTGCAGTAAGCGCATTAGCCACACCGACTTTTGCAGGTGCTACTGTTGAAGGACTACACTTTGCAGAAGGGGAAGTTGCCTTTTCGTCCAACAACACAAATCAAGTAGTTTCAGCAAACATTAAGTCAATCTCAATAGAAATATCTACTAACTTGAACACTGATGATGCTTGTTCAATCGGTAGCAGAACTTATGTTAGGCAACCCGAACCACAAATGAGAGAAATCACAGGCTCAGTTGAGTTCTCAAGACCTTCAATCGGAACTGCTCTCAGTGTTTCAAATCAAGACCCACAGTATGAGTTAATTACTGCTACTACTGGTGAAGAATACGACGGGACTCTAACTAAACCTGCTATCTCTCTTAAGTTCACACAAAGCGCAACAGATGTATTGAAGATTGAATTACCAAAGGTTCGATGGGAAGCACCTACTATGAATGTTAGTGGTCGTGACTCAAGTACTATGTCCCTAAACTTCGTTGCCCTTGTTGATGACAACATGGCTATGTCCGAAGTTGCGTTTGAGACATTAGGAACAACAGTAGGCCGCTACTCCACACTTTGAGGGGGTCTTAAGTTGAAGAATAAAGAAATCAAATTTAAAGGAACAAAGAAAGAAGTTCCTGTTGTTGTAGAACCAGTGGTTGTAGAACCAAAGGTTGAAGTTAAGGTGGAAAAGAAAACACCTAAAAAGAAAAGTAAAGTAAAGAAAAGTAAGAGTGTGACAAAAGATGACAGTACTGAAAAAACAGTTTGATATAGGAAGCAAAAAAATATGGGTGCGTCAAGCATCCGGTATGGAACGACTAAGGTTTGAAACCGTATTGGCTAAAACCTTCCGTAAGTTTAAGCATTTTGGTGCAGACCAAGAGAAGTGGACTGACGAGCAACAAGAGGAATTTATGATTGCTCTTGAGGATGCAGGGGCTGGGATGTACGACCAGTTAGAAATATTAGTCCCCAAATGTATCATCGACCCAATAGACATCAACCTCATAGACCGTGATACGCTCATGGATATTTACGGTTTCGTGAGAGGCGATTCGGAGGTTGATGATTCGGCAGTCCCTTTGGACTCGTGAGCAAAGTAGCACCTGCTCTTTGCTCGTCTTTCAAAGGCGTATTACCGTCCGACCTTCTAATGAAATATACAACGAAGGGAGGCAACAACAAACTTGAATATGACTTAGCGGTTCTTGACAGCATACATCAGCAAGTCAAGCAAGCGCAAGGCGATTCAAAGAAAGATGGGGCATCAATGGAGGCAAGGCGTAAGCAACGCCGTCAAGCCCGACAAGAATTAAGTGATGGTGATGCAGTCGAATTATTAAAACAAGGCGGCTTCATTCAATGATATAGGGGAGATGATGATATGACACGAATTGGCGCATCCCAAGCGTTCTTTAACATTGTCGCTCAGTTTAACGCTGAGAAACTCATCACTGATGCGAGAAGCCTACGAACAGTAATGAAATCTGTTGGTTTAGATACTTACGAGGCTATGCTAAAGCCTTTTGAAGATTTCAATACAGCCATAAACGAAGGCATAGATATGGTCAAGGACTTATCAGTAGAACTTGGTAAGGCTGGTGTTGAGTTTGAAAAATTCTTTGGTGCGGAAGATATTAATGAAACGAGAGATGCAATAGTACAATTAGGGCAAGCATATAATCAAACCTTTAGTGATGCGTTGGCCGCTGGTTCAAGGGCGGCGCAAGTTGCTAATCTTATCGGTAGGGAGAATGTTGATATTCTTACTGAGCAAGGTATGATACTCGCTGAGATTTCCGACTTGACTACCGAAGAGGCGCAGAAGGGTATAATCAAATTACAACAGCAGACTGGTGTGTTATTTGCAGGTAGAACTCAAGCCGAGTTTGAACAATTAGGATTGTTACAACAGCGAGCGATTTTGTTAGAAGGTTCGGCAACAGCGTTAAACTCTCTTAACACAATTGCTAACAGGTCGGTTGCTCTTGAAGGCGATTTGGTTCAAACTATGACAAACTTCGCCGCACAGGGTAAATTGGCTGGAGATAGTTTTCACTTTATGGCGGCGGCGGCGGCAGTTATGCTTGAGGCTGGTGAAGAGGCTGGTACTGCTGGTCGTGCTTTGCGTATGACATACGCTCGTCTTGGTGGTAATATCAACGGGACTGCTGATAAGTTAGAGGCTATGGGCTTCCAACTTAGACAAGAGAATGGCGAAATGAAAACCATGCAAAACATCCTCCAAGAGTTAAGTGACAAAGGATTCCACAACTTAAGTGGTCAGCAAAAGCAGAATATTGCACAGATTATTGCTGGTAACAGGCACTATGTCCGTTTCATTAAGTTGATGGAGAATTTTGAAAGGGCTACTACACTTGCGGCAGATGGGTTAGCAGGATTTGATGACGCTGGAGAACAGGCCGAGAAAGCACTTAGCGATGTATCAAATCAATTAGAAATCCAAGAAAAAAGACTCGAAACTTACCAAGCCGCTGTCGGTAGAGGTTTGGGGGAGTTTATGATTGGCGAGGCTGAAAGAAAAGCCGACTTTATGGAGGTGACTCACACAATCCAAGAAAGCACAGGTGCTTTAGGTGAAATGGCGGGTCGTATGAAGGCTACATTAGAAATGACTGGTGGATTCATTAAGTTGGGTATAGCAGTTAGGTCGCTTGGTATCGGTATGGAGATTATGGATAGCGTTCAAAGAAGCATGATGAATGTCGAGATTGCTAACAGAACTCTCCACAGCAAGCAAGCGGATTATTATGAAGGTAGAAGAGATTTGACCGAACACGAAAAGACAGGTTTGAAAGTAATACAACAACTAACTCAAGGGGTAAATTACCACATGGAACAGCAAAATCTCTTAAAGAAAATTGCTTTGCCTTTACAAAGAGATTTGAAAGCCGTAGTCCAAGAAAGGGCTGAAATTGAAGAGGGGGCTGTCGAGAGAGGCGAGAAAATGGAAGCCGCCGCTATCGAAAGATTAGCGTCACAAAAAGCATTAACAAGTATAGCCGCCGCTGGAGAAAGCATATCCGCTAAAAGAGATGCTCAGCATCAATATATGTTAGACAAGGGTATTAACTCAAGACAAAAACTTCTTGATGTAATGAATGACGAAAGTGCAACTCAAAGGGCTATGACAAGCCAATTACAATCCCACATTGAATTCGCTGGAAGGATAAGAGGTGAAGATAGAAAGAGACTTCATACTAATCACAAGTTAAATCGTGTTATGCACGATGGATTACAGATGTTGGCTTCTGCTAACATGGTCGGTAGGGCGATAAGACACCAAGAAGGCGATGCAGTCAAGGTATCAATAAGAAAAGTACTGGCTGATAAAGAGATGACGGCTTTGATGAAAGAACAAGTCGGTCTTTTAACCATATCTAATGAAAGACAAAGAGATGCTACAGATGCGTCGGAAGAACAAGTTAATAATGCGACAAGTATGCTAAAGACTACTGCGAAATTAGAAAAAGCACTAAAGAGTGGTAAATTCAAAACAGGTGTAGGTGAAGATTTATTTAGTGGTGCGGATTTCAAAAACTTTGAGAAGATAATGAAAGATTTTCAAGGCAGATACATACAGACTTCACAGGTAATAGACTTAATGAATATGGCCATGTTAGATAGTGGCGAGTTGCATAAGAGACTCAGTGCCGCACAAGCAATTGAAGCAGAACTACACAAAGAAGCAATCCCCGATAGAGAAAGAATTGTTGAGTTGATGAGAGACGATACTGAATTGACTGCTAAATTAACGCCGCTAATAGAGGAAATGACTGCCGCTGAGACAAATGCCGCTGATGCGGCGGCAAAGAAAGCAGAAGCCATACAGATAGCGAAAGGTATTAGGGAAGATACTGCGGGGCTTATAGATGCTGAAATAAATAGAGAAGAAAAAATGACGATGGCAAATGCTGAGGCGGCACAGGTACGGCAAAACTTCAATGCTAACTTAGGAACTACTGCGTCTTTGATGGGAGGTTTGATAAAAGGGACTACTGGTGCTACATTATCTATGGTAGGTATGGGGGCGCAGTTATCAATGATGACTTATGAATTAGGTGGTTCTGCGAAAAAATTACTTGAAACAAAATACGCCGCACACGCAACGGCTATGGGTCTTGATGCTACAACTATGTCCGGAAAGCGCACAACATTAATGTTTAAAACATTAGGTAGTGCTTTGAAAGTTGCCCTACCAATATTATTAATTACTGCGGTTTTTGATGGGATTGCTAAAGGGGCGCAACGAGCCGCCGAAAACCTTGAAGAATTAGAAGATGCGTTTATGGGAGTCGCTTCTGCACAACAAAAATTATTGACTGAGGGTGCTGGAGGCAACACTTTATTTGCAGGTAATCAAGCATTAGCAAATCTATTAGGTCTTGATGATGTATCATTAAAGGAATTGTCGGAAAATGCTGATTTGCTTGACCATTACTTGACGACAATTAAGGATTCTGCTTTGGACTTAGATGATACTGCTGGTGCTGGTTTAGCAGACATAACTTCACAATTAGAAGTGCTACACGCACTTATGAGTGGCGATACTTCAGCCGATGATAACTTGATGAGTGATTATGCA